GTGGGATTATTGATTAGGTTCGCTTAGCCGATGACAGACCCGAAAGTAGTTGGACTATTCAAAATTAACCCACGACAGAACATCTTGCTGTTGATCATCTTCCTCGCGAAGGAAGTGGCGAATCCCCGCTGATGGATGAAGTCCGGCAGCACCACGTCGGGCGTGGTGTAGAGCTTTTGATACTCGGCCAGCACGTAGCCAGTAGTGAGGAACTGATCACCTTTGTGCCCCACCAACCACTCGTTGACCGGGAAGTGCGGGTCCGCGAAGATCTTCTTGTTGCCGAGGTCGCCCAGGTAAGTGACACCCTGCATCTGCGTCCGCGCGTTGCGGGAAACAAACTGCGGGAGCGTGGCCACCACCGTAGCCGCCTGCAATCCCAGAAGAATCCAATTGCCCGCGACCATGTTGGTCGCGCCGAAGATGAAATTGCTCGCCGTCTCGAACGCGTCGATGATGGAGAACTTGTGGGTCTGGTAGTTGACGCTGGCTGGCGCCGTAGCGTCCCAGACAACGAAACCGGCATCGGCCCGGGCGCGCAGGTCGAAGATGACCTGCCGGTGCTTCTGGTAGGTGAGCGCGTTGGTGAGCGCGTTCAACAGCACACTCTCGGCCTTGATGTTGTACATCGCTTGGAGGTTCTGATCGGCCTCCTCGCTCCAGAGGGTCTTCAGCTTCATCACCTTGGCGGTGACGGGAGTGCTGGAGAGCTTCATCTCGTAATCCTGGATGTTCAGGTTGCCTTCCGCGTTGAACGCGTAGGTGATCGAGTAGCTGGCCGTGGAGGCCACGCCGGTCACCGTGATGGCGCCCGTGACGTAGTTCACCGTGCCGCCGCTGATGGAGCCGCTCGGGAGCAGGCCGCCGTTGCTGTCGTCGGTCGTCACTGAGCCGCTGGCCGTGTCGGTGTAAGTCACCGTGCCCGCGCGGATGGGATACCATTCCAGGGTGGCCGCGCCGCCCGAAAGGGCGCCGGTCTCCTCCTGGACGAGTTCATCGGCGTCGTCGTCGCGGTCCACCGCGCCCTGCAAGGCACGCCACATCGGCGCGCCGGCCGGGGTGCGGCCCTTGCGTCGGCCGGTGACGATGTCCATGTAAACGATCTGGCTCACCGGGCCAGCCATGGGCTGCAGAGCAACGAGCTGGTCGATCACGTCGTTCTCGCTCATGTTCGCGATGATGGGGAAAATCCATTTGTCGAACGTGCCGAGCGAAGTGGTGCGGGTGATTTCGTCGAGCTGCCCGAAGCGGCTGCGACAATTCTCCAGCATGATGCTGGTGTAGGCCCGCTTGTGCTCGGGCATGTGGGCGACGAACTCCTTCCAGCCCTTGGCTTCCCAAAGGCCCTTGGGGTTCCTCTCGGTAATTCCGACCGGCGTCTCGGCGAGTTTGTAACCCCATTCCAGCGTCTCCGTGAAACGGGCGATATGACCGCCGTTGGTCGCCAGCATCGGCCTACCGGTTAAGTGATCTTGAATAACCATAGGTTGTGTTGCTGTTAGTTTCGGTTAATTGGCTGACGACGTTACGCCATGGCCTTGGAGAGCCGCGTCACCATACCGATGGCTTCGCTGATCTCGCGCGGGTCGTTGGGCTTCGGACTGAGGATGGTCGTCACCCCTTCGCTAACCGGAGCATTGGGGTTACCGGCGGCCGGCGGCGCGGCCGAATTTCGTTTTCCCTCCGTCAGCGACGGAGCCGCTCCCTGGCCGGCGGCGCGGGCCGACGGCAAAGTGGTTTTGCCTTCCAGGATGTTGCGGATCTCGACCAACTGCTTGGGCTTGACCGCTTCCTTGAGGAGGCTCTGGATCTTGGGCGTCTCGGCCTTCTCCTTGAATTCGAGCTGGATGACGCGCTTGCCGAGGGCGACGACATCGTGCTTGTATTTGCCGGCCAGGCCCTGGAGGGCCTCGGAGGCCATGAGGAAACGCCGGCGATACTTGGCCGACTGGGATTCCAGCGCTTTGGCCCGCTGACGCCAACCCTGACCGCGGTTGACCACCTCGTTGAGCAGCGCCGTCTGCCGGCGCGACTGTGACACGGACTCGCCGAGCTTCTTCTTGAAGGTCAGGCCCGTCTCGGCGACCGCCTTGACGACCTGCATGAGCTTGGTGTTGTCCTCGCGCAGCGCGTTGGCCCGCTTGCCGGGCACCAGCTGCGATTCATTCCAGGAGCTCTCGATGGCCGCGATTTCATTGTGGAGCTGCTGTCCTTGCCACTGACGCTTGGCGTCCTCGGCAACGAAATTGGCAACCTCCTGGTGAAGCGCGCCCAACTGAGACATCCCCTCGGCGAATTGCTGCGGCGCGAGCTTGGACGGGTCCATGCTC